CCATATTACTACTTTGTATAGTAAGAAAATATATGTAGATATGAATACTCTTGGAAATATTCTCCAACTATCAACTGCTCTTGCTAAATGTATAAGTTTAGCATATGGATTTACGCCTAAATCTTTTATTGAAGTGTCAACTTCTAAATCAACACTAATCTTTTGTTTTGGTTCTACGACCTTAGCTTCTTTTATATCTTCCATTACTTGTTTGCCTCTCTCGCTCTTTTTTCTTTTTCTTCTTTAAGATAATTAACTAGTAGGGTAATATAAATTTCCCTCTCCCACGGTATCATGTTTTCTAACTCACCCAATGAATATTTATGATGTTGCATCAGAGCAAAGTTAGTTTCAAAATAGTTTTCTAAACTATCGTGTGAGAGGGCTATCCGAAAAAATCGGCCAGACCTTTCAACGTAACTTCGCTTTCCACATTGGTTTTAGAGTTTTTAACAGTTATTTTCTGTTCTAACCTAGGCATAGTATTAAAGAATTTCTGTATTTGTTTCATTTGTTCACCTGTCAAATTGTTAACAAATTCTTCCATTTCTTTCTTTTCTGTGTCTTTGGCGAAGTGTACTTTTTCACCCTCATAGATTTGATCTATTGAGTTTGTGATAAGTTCATACATTTCGGCAAGTTTAACGTCACCTGTTAGAATACCACTATTAATAGTTTTTAATGATGGATATTTTAACACAACGCCTAGTTTTCTTGTTTCATCTAAAACAATATTGTTACTGTGGTTGTCATCAACATAAACTTCAACTTTACTTAAATCTACTTCTACATTTTCATAAGTCTTTTTGTCATCTGGACATAAAATTCTTATCTTAGCAACTTCACCAACAGACTTGGCTCTTATTTGTAAAAAGATATACTCTAAATCAAATAAAGGATAGTCTTCAGGATTGATTGTTTCAAATGTACAAGATTTAACAATGTCTTTTACAGCCGTTAACATTTCTTCTGGTTTACCAGATTCTAATGCCATTAATAAAATCTTTTCTTCTTTTACTAAAAACGGCCTATACTGAATTGTTTTTTGTTGAGATGGTAATGTCAACTCATACTTTGCTACATTAGCTATAGGTAATGCCATAATTTACTCCTTTTCAAGTTATATTATAAGAATGGTGGGAATACTTTGCCTCCAAACACCGATCCAATTGGGACTCTTTGTCTTATTACGTTCACAGCGTCCCTACCTGCTCGTCTTATTTCTGGTGGCAACTTACTTAATATGTTACCAAAAATACCTCTATTGCCTTGTTTAACTGTAGGTACTTGGAAACCACCGCCAACTGTATAGTTCTTCACTTGGTCTAATGATAAATTTACCCAGTTTCTAAATGAAAATGTTATTGAAATCTTTTGTATGTCTTCAGCACCATAGTCAAATGGTACTGCTGTAATAGTTTTAGGATATACTTCAAATAGTTCTACACCATAAGCAATTCTATCTCTATCGGCTTCACCTGAAAAAGCACCTAATTGGTATATTCTAATACCACCAACATACTCGTCATAGAAGTGCATATTGTGTGTGGCCTGATCCATAATAGAGTTTTGCCACATTTCAAAAAATGTTCTTTGTCTTAAATACTTGTCAGCATAAAACGAAGCAGTTATCTCACCTGGAAAACTGTAAGCATAAGCGACTTCTCTTTTAGGTCCATATGTTTGAAAAGCTTTTGTGTCAACATTTCTACTAGGCATTTCTATATTATGACAAAATGCTCTCAAGCCTCTTCTTAATTCTGTTTCTTGTGCTAATTGGCCTGGTTGTGTTGATCTACTAATTTCTTCTTGGAATACATATTCGTCACTATCACCCTCACCTGTTGCTTGTTCTTGTATTCCTCTTGGTAAAATAAAATCAACTAAAAATCTATTTGGTCTGGCAAAGCCTTCGCCCTCAGCAACTTTACCCATAAATCTACCTAATGTAGATTCAGGATTACCACCTGCTCTTTGTTTTAATCTAGGATCGCCTAACACATTGTCAAGTGATCTATCTCTTGGAATACCCACTCTAATGTCATAGTTACCTATTCTTCGGCCGCCTCTTAAAATTGCCATTATTTACCTTTACATTGACATTGTTTTATGCCAAATAATTTTGCTATAATTTTTTTTATTGTCTTCATTAAATCATTCTCCTACTGTCAGCATAAACTCTACTTGTTCCTGCTTTCTTAAATTGTTGTACAGGTAAATATACAGCCAATGCTGCCTCATCAAAATCTATTCGTAAAAACTGTGATCTTACATGGCCATACAAATATTTTTTGATAGTTGGTTTTACTAAACCAATACCTTTTACATCATCATAAGTAGCATCAATTTTTGTTTTTTCATTTAAACCACCGTCAGCAAATCTTTGCATACGTTGTAATAATCTAAATCTCAATAGTGGTGGTAAATAATGAAAGTTCATTCCCATAAAACCACCTTTAATTGGTTCAAGCGGTAACACTAATGGGAAAGTGTCATAATAAGGCAAAGTCTTTTTTAACTTTGGGTCATAAAAGAACATATTTAATCGGCCAACACTTGGTCTACCAATTAATTTACCTTGATTCATTAACTTTCTAGCAGTTACTCTATCAGCGATAGAAGCTACATTACTTCTATACCAATTGGCACTCTTACGAATACCACCTTGTTTATCTACTAATGGATCAAGTATATTTGCCATAACAATATTTATACGCTGGATATAAAAAAGAGGCCGTTATTTCTAACGGCCTCCAAGCATACAGTTTAGAGAGAGATAGTTTACTCTTCCTCAGCTAATTTACTAAAGTAAGACAACGTATCGTCATCATCACTAGCTTCTGGTTGAGCACTAACTGGTGTGCTTTTCGCTGTATCGTTGTTTTTTGGCGGGAGGCTTACATTCTCAACGGTACTGGCGTTTCTATCACCCGTAATTACCCTATTCAGTTTCTCTTTGAGTTCATCATAGGTTTTAAAATTACTAGGGTCAAGGAAAGGTTTAAGAGCGTGTTGTTTTGACCAGATTTCTTTTATCTTGTCATCACTTTCAGCAACAGTTGACACGCCTTCAAATTCAGACTTGTCATAGTTCCAATAGCCATCAACTTTTCTGATTTTTAGTTTAAAGTTCGCACCTTTCCAAAAATCAAATGGGTTAATTGGTTTTTCATCATCAAATGCTGGTTGCATCGCTTCAGTAATCTTATCAAATATTTTTTTACCAAACTTGTATAAGAAAACTTTACCTTCATTCTCTGGATGTTTAGGGTCTGATACAACTAATATATTAGAGTAGTAAGATAATTTTCTTTTTCTTTTTCTTGCTATCTCTTTATCACTATCAACACCTGTATTCCATAGTCTTGTGTTTTCTTCACTAACAGGATCTTTTTGACTTAAAGTTGTTAATGAGTTTTCAATATACCAGCCACCTTTGTCTTGGAAAGCGTGTGACCAAATTCTTTGCCAAGGTAAATCTTCACCCTCTACTGACGGTAAGAATCTAATAACAGCATAACCATTTCCAGTTTTATCTAAATCTGGTTTCCAAAATCTGTCGTCTTGGTATTTGTTTTTATTTGATTGATCTTCTGGAGCAAGATTTTGCTCTAGTGCTTTTGTTAACTTGTCAAAATTGCTTGACGAGCTTTTTAATGTTTCAAAGTCCATATTTTCTCCTTATTACTTTGTATTCGTTGTATTTGTGTAGGCTGTTTAATCGCCTTCATTCTTATTTATACTTCTTTTCCACTTACGATAGCCATTTAGCCAATCTTTTTGTGGAGTGTTCTTAATTCTATTCTGTATTCTCTCACAGATAGAAACTACCCAACCACAAATTTTATATATTATTTTATCAAACATATTTCACCTAATATATCACATTCCTATGTAAATGTCAATGCCCATTTGATAACCATTCTAAATCATATTGAGGTACATTAAAATCTATTATTTTTAACGGTTTTATCTTATTTAAATTGATTGTATACCATACCTGATCACTCATTTTTTCTTTAATACTAACTCTTATATTATCATTTTCACCTAGCCAACCACTATCATTTTTCTCAAAGTTTAGTTCACCGACTTTTAATTGCTCTTTTTTAAATACAATTAATTTATAAGCCTTTGTCTTTTTCCAATCATCAACTTTAGCAAAGTTATACTGATAGTCAAAATGGTCTTCATCAATAAACTTTACTTTTTCCTCTATTGTATTATGTGATGTTGTTCTATGTGATGAAAATATTAACAAATTTCTATTACTTTTATATTTACCAGACTTAACTGATATTTTTTTATTAGATACTATTAAATCATAACCTATACTGTGTGAACCTGTATCGTGTTTTACATCACCAAATAATGATCTTTCAAATATTGATTCTAATAACTTATTGTCTAGTGGTATTTCAGGATATAAGTCGTGGTGTAATTCTAAATTTTTTTTAAACTTTGCTATATTTAAATCAATCATTTTAAATTAAAGTTCTTTATAAATTGTTTCATGTCAATATACTGTAGGTTTCTAACCGTACCGTCCCATTCTAACACAGGCTTATTGACATCATTGACCTGTTTCAAATCTGGATTTACTTTTATAAACTCCACTCTATTATGTTTATTCTTACCATTAAAGTCCCAAAATGTCTGTTTCCATTGTTGTACCCAATTGACACTTGGTGTTGGTGCGTGATCTGGTAAAACATAGTTTTGTGTGCCTTTGTACATATTATTAACTTTACCTGTTGTACTATTTAAATCATGGCCTATTAGATAGACTTCATCTGGTTGTTCTTTTAAACAGGCAATATAACCAGAAATAGGGCCTGCTGCCCAACCTGGATCTTTTTTATCTTTCAATACATCATTAATACAATTTGATTTATCATTGTCTTCTATCCAAGAAATCTTAATTGATTTTTGTTGTACATATTTTTTATGTTTTGATTTATCTTTTCTTACAACATGAGCCACACCTGCCACACTTGAACCGTGCATTACAAACTGATTGGTTTTTGGTGTTCTTTTGTTTTCATAAAAGGCACCTTCTTCTCTTGCCAATCTTAAATCTTCATCTGTGGCACCGGCCTTTATCATATTATCAAATAGTTCAGCAGGCACTTTTGACCAGTTTCTAAAGTAACATTGATTATTATGACAATAACCACTATGATATATCTCGTGCATTATACCTTGGTCAACACCAACTAATACATCTGGTGTAAAATCTCTATATAAGGCATTACAACCATATATTTTACCGTGTTCTCTTAATTGTCTTAAATCTATACTTCTACGACTTTCACCATTACCTATTACAAATACTCTTTTCATTTGTTTACAAATACATCTTTCATAATCATTCTACATTCTGTTTCATTAAACCTAATAAAAGGTTTTAATCTGGTAAGCGTAGATGAGATTTTAGGCCATACAACTTTCTCGGTAATTTCTTTAGACCAATTCTTACTAAACGATAAAAAGTGGTCAAGCACGATTGCGGTTTGTGATGATAATTTTTTTTGAATAAGTAGGCGTAACAATCTAGGATGTTGTCCGCCACGGCAAACGAAACCATCATCAAAAGAAATATTATTAGAAAGAAAGTCATCACTAATCCGTACACAATCATCTCTAAAGTGATAGGTAAAAGCCTCTTTACGTTTTTTATAATCCAAATAAACATCTTTACCATCTTTTTGTAAAAGATTACCAATCCATCCCTTGCTATCTGAAGCAAAGTTAGCAACAAAGAAATCAAGTATATTATCTTGTCCATATTGTTTACTTAACTTGTGAAAGAAATATCTATCATTTCTTTTTGTAAACGTTTCAAGTTTACAGTTAACCTTTCCATCATATTTAACATAATCATAAGTTTTAGTTGTAAAGTGTAATTTAACTCCCAAATAAACTTTAAATACATCAAACCCTCCATACATAATTAAATAGGCAATTGACCACACTTCGGATACTTTAGCATCCTCTTATTAGTGGCCTCTAACTTAATTTTTTCTTTTAATGATTTTGATATTAGATTTTTTATTGTGCCAGGATCTACTTCTAGTTCCTCACAATATAAAATTACAGCGTCCATATGTGAACACTTTTTTTCTTTGACTATGTTTTCTATTTTTAAACTAAATTCTTTACTATTCATTTTCACCTTTTTTTTGGGTGGTTACTAACGCTAGCTTTCACCACCACAGTTATAACATTACCAATATAACATATTGGCCTTAATTTGTCAACCTTGTTTTTGTATTTCAGTAACTAAATCAAATGTATGAAATAAAATACATCTTTCAAGTGCACTTGGTATATCTAGTACAGCCATTGTGTGGCCTGTTTCTTCGTTAATCATATAAGTTAACATATAAACTGGTTCACCATCTTCTACCATACCTGTTCTACCTAATGATAGATGAAATGGTTTTAAATTGTAGTGATCTATATATGTCTGTATACCTTGTGGTGTACCGCACAAAGCAGGTAGTTGTAGTTGATAAAGTTCTCCTACAGTTTTTTCA